CAGGCGGTGGCGCAAAAGTCGGCAATATCCATACGCATCGCAACACGGTCATGTTCGCAAAATCAGGAACGAAAATCTATCAGTCAACTGACTGGAAAAAACATTCTTATACGACAGGAGTAACACGAACGGCAACGGAAATAGACGAGTTCGAATCGGTAGAGAGGGATGTTTTTGCTTCTAACCAGACAGATGCTTATTTAAGGATAGCGGTTTCAACCATTGCGGCAATCAGTAGCGGAGCAGGAACATTCAGTGTGAATACCGGAGACGGAGAAAAATTCTCATCAGGAACCGTCTACATTCGCGGGACAGCCATTACAGGCGGGACACTCGCTACAGACGATTACACGGGCTGCACCGGCCTTACATCAAGTATGGCGGTAGGAGATATAGTTACACAGACTTCCACCCCTTCCGGTGCCCCCAAGGGTGCATGTATTACTGAATTGGAAGGTTCGACTCTCGTAGGAAATGTGAAGTCTAATCCTATGGTTATTCACTACTCGGCGGCCCGTACGGATACAGCCCCGCAGTTCTCGTATGATTTTACTGCGAATGGTGCGAATAAAAAGAGTATGCCTTCCGATGTTCTCGCTTTCGGGAAGGTCACAGGAGGAGTTTTGATCGGTCTGAAACGGGGGATACACTTCTCAGGCGGGTTTGAGGTGAATACTGGTGCGCTTCTTACCGCCGAGAAATCAGGCGTTCATGGAGTCCACAACGCAAGAGCATTCTCACAGGGGGATAAAATGACAATGTGCCTGACGAATACGAACCGAATCCTGCCGATTATTTATGACCAGAACGGCGTGCAGGTCATGGATGACCCGTTTAATAAGAAAAAGAATCTTGACTATCCGGTGAGATCAATTCTGGACGGTCTGGACACCGTTCAGACATTCTCAGGGGCTTTCTATGACCCCTCAACTTCTACGCACACGTTTGTCGTGTATAAAAACGGTTTCTCCAGAGAACTTGTCTATCAGGAGGATATAGGGAAATGGTCTGTGGACATCGGGAAGAATGCTCTTTGCAAAACTTTCTACAAAGGGCGTGTCTATACTGGCTCTGACAACTCAGATAAGATTTATCTTGAAAATGAAGGGAGAGATGATGACGGAGCAGCGATTCAAACCCGCATTACAACGGGGAAACTTACCCCGAAGCCCAAGAGGATAACAAGCGAATACCTTGATCTTACTTTCGGAGGGCTTTGCTCCGCAACTGGGGAATTCACAGTCAGAATCCTCTGCAGGGATACAGAAATAACCAGGGATGTTACTGCCGCAAAAATGATCGAAGCCGGACTCATGACAATCGATTCAGGCGTCTTCATCGGGCATGGCGAAACAGGAGGCGAGCTGATCGGCACAGGGGGTTCTGTCATTGAGGCTTTTCCGTTTACCTATTCTTTTCCATTTCTCCTTGAGGGAGAATCCATCCAGATACAATGGGAAATCACTGCAGAAGGGAGCGTAGTGGAATTGAGAGATTACACCATACGAGCACAAACGGATGGCGAATTACTCCTTACCAGTCAATAGTATGGCAAATTTCAGAATCATGGGGAAAGTGTGGAAGCAATGTCTTCTCTTCACTGTCCTGCTCTATTACGGGCTACAGTATTCTACGGCTGTCTACGCAGCGAATCTTGACCGCAGTTACACGGTACACAACGTTCCGACCATGTATCTGAACGTAGGAATAAGCGCGACCCAAACAGCAGATATTAAACTGTCTCCTCCTACAAGGAACGGTGAATCTCAGACGTTCCCGACTGTCTCCGGAGGTATACTGGAAATCTCAGGTATCCGCTATACGGAACTTATTTCTTACACGGGAGCAATTGTTGATTCTTCTACGAAAGAAGTAACCCTGTACGGGGTGGTGAGAGGATACTGCTGGAATATAAATTCATTCGCTTCATGCGAAGACGGAAGACAATGGTCAAGAGGAACGAGAGTCATACTGAATAATGATATGAGGATTTATAACCAGTCATTAAAACTTGATATGGTCAATGTGCTCACTAAAAGCGGTGCGATTCGGAGCGACGATACAACACAGCCTTTTCTCTTCATCAACCCATTTACAACAACACAGCGCGATCTTATTTCCTACAAGGGGGAATCTGGTGATGCCCCGATTATTAAAAACTCCACAACGGGGATTCTCCAGTGGTGGGATGGCAGCTCATGGCTGGACTTTGCCACCTCCACCGGAAGCTACGCAAACGCAACAATCTCCGTGAGAGGTGTAGTGGAACTGGCAGACACAGGCTCCATCATCCAGATGAGTGCTACTGGCTCTACTGGAGCATGGAACGTCCTTACCGCGATTCTCACGACCATGACAGGAGGACTCACGAGTGATTGGGGGAAGATACCTATTCTGAACACAAGCGGCCTTCTTTCGACGTGGATAGGCGGCACAGGATTATCAAAGCCGTCTTCAGGTTCACTCTTGCTCGCACAGGGAAGCGGAGCTATGAAGCTCCTCCCGATGGGGAGTAATGGTCAGGTGCTTACCATGAGCGGTACGCGATTGGTTTTTAAGGCATCGACTCAGGCAATCGGCATCACTGTGGGGGCACAGACAAAGTTGGGTGACAGTACCACCGCAGCAGAAACAGGGACTATTATGACCATCCCGGCAGGACAGTTCAATTCCGCGAATGATGTCATAAAGGTGACAGTGAGAGGTGGATACTCTTCTAACGCAAATTCCCATGTCATAAATTTCGTCCTTGGGACAGATAGGATAGCATTATTCTCCGGCTCACAACTGAATACGCTAGCTGCTGCCTACCCGTTTGAAGTTGTCCTTTACCTTCAGGCGACTGCTATAGGGACTGGGGGCACGATAGTTACCACTGGCACTTCTATGATAGGAGGTTTCACCGCTATAACTGCTTTATGGAATACTGACGGTGTTTCAACAGATTCCGATACGGTGGACACCACTGCTGCACTGACTTTGGAAATGGACGTAACTTACAACGCCTCCAGTGCGAATAACTTTATCCAGCCTTATTCTTATCAAGTTGAGTTCATAGATCAATAGATGGCTAATCTACTTTCAAATGCGGCGAAGCGGGCGGTTGCAAGGGTGAAGAATATTGTCAATCCTACGGCTGCGGGGAAAGCAGCACAGGCAAACGTCGTTACTGCCAAGCGTTCCTCTGTTGTGAGAACGCCCGAAGGGGCATCAGCTCCGATTACTGGCAATCGCGGCAGTGGGCTCATAAATCCTGGAGCTGGTTCGTTTGTCGGCAATCCTGTTCTGAATCCGAGCTATCAACTTAAAGGTTCCGGTAATCCAGTCTATTCTACGCCGGAAGAATTGGAGCAGGCATGGAACCTCATTGATAAGCAGCCAGACCTCGTGCCTAAAAATTTAAGATTCACCGAGGAACAATACAAAGCTGCATGGAAGATTTTAGATTCAGATGCAGGGGCAAGAGGGGTAGACCCCCTAGGGCTTGGGAATACTGGTGTTATGAAGGGTGTAGGGAGTTTTAAGACATTGGAAGAAGCAAAAGAATTCTATTACGGCAAAATAATTGACGACCCGAATGACCCGAATTTTGGCAATTTCATGCCCTCTGAGGAATACCAAAGAACTGGCAGCATTTCTCCCGAAGGGCAAGCCATCATAGAGAATTTTGAGAACCCTCAGTACTATGAGGCGGGGCAGACAGGGGAAATAAATGCACCGCGCGGAAGTACCGTACGTGCTGTGGCAGGAGCACCTTTGCAATCTGCACAGGCTGGCGCAATGGGCAGGGCTGACGCACTGGGAATCAATGAGGGGACTACATTTGAAGACCAGAAAATAGCAGAACTCCGGTCTTTAATGAGCGAGCCGATTATGGCCCCGACTGTCAGTGGTGGGACGACTATAGATAAAAATGCGACCAGAGCAAGGGATGAAAAGTATTCATCAGACATACGGCAGTATGAAGCGCAAAAAGAGGCGAACCTGAAAGCCGCAATGGTGGCAGTGAAGGATGCCCAGAAAGCAACAGGCATCACGGAGGTAACGCCGGAAGCTCCTGTACTCCCGCAATCTTCCATTGCCAACAGCACGACACTTAATCAAATGCTGGTATCTGCGTTTTCAGACCCGAGCATGGCAAATGCCGTTCCGATGATTCAGGACTTGCTCAATACTCAGTCGAAATATGATGCGGAGTTCATGCTTAATCGTGAACTCTCAGGAATAGATACCGGACAGGGTGTAAGGGATGTGGCTTTGAGCGAGCAGCAAATAATGCTCCAGAGGGCTGAAAAGCAGGATGCCTTCAACGAGAAGACAAAAGAAATCGCCATAAGAACTGCCGACCTTTCAAAAAGCATATCCGAAGCTGCGATTAAAATGCAGGAGATTGAAACGCAATATCTGGCGAATAAGAAACGGGAAGAGAACATTGAGGGTGAAAAGAAGAACCGGAGAATAGCGAATAAGCTCGGCATTACTTCGGACACTTCAGGACTTGAGTGGATGCAGGCAGAAGTCCGCAAAGGAACGGAGGCACTTGACTATTTGCGGCAAACAGCAACTATAGCGAATACTTCTGCGAGGCTCCAGATGGCAGAAAGTTACAAAATCTCCATCGACAAAGCCCTGAATACCTATGACCAGAATCAATTTGTTATCGACGACAATCTCAGGAAAGAACTCAAGGATATTAAAAACACCGTATCTCTTGATAAAGAGGAGCGGGACAAGGCAAGGAAGGACGCATGGACGAATTACTACAAGGCTAAGAACGAGGAAGATAAAACAGCAAATGAGAATCTGAAGTTTGTTGTTGAGGAATTGATGGATAGAGAATCTGAACAGAGAGAAGCAGAGGAGACGGCGAAATCGGATGGATGGAGAAATCTTATAGATACGTTTACAAAATTTGAGGCGGGTTCATCAATGAGAAAGCAAGCTCTACAGAATGCAAAGGATGCAGGAGCGGATGTAAGTTCCATAGATATAAATGACAATTCACTTTCCGCATCCTTAAAATCCGATAAGGCTCAGCAGGAAGAATCTATACAAAAATTATCGGAAATGACTATCGGAAATGAAAATCCAGAACTTGGAAGGTGGGCTGCTCTTGCTTCGGGGGGGAGGAGAAGTATAAGAGCTAGAATAGACGAGGCAGGATTCTTAATCCAAGATTTCGAATCAGGAGATATTGATTTACTAAAAAGGAATATTATTGTTGCAGCGAGGAATGGAATGGATGTAACAACAGGAAAAAAGATGGACGCTGCCGCATTGGTTCAGGCGGACGTTGATCTCATCACATGGAAAATGCAGGGATTTGACAGTAAGTTCGGTGGAATATTTACAGCAGCAAAAGAAGGGGGAGCAAAGTTCATCAAGCAACGCGATGCGGAATGGCTGGATTTGAAAGCAGATATTGGATTACAGATAGCTGATACAAGGAATAAGTATGCTGGTGTAGCTGTAACCGAGACAGAGATGAAATTTATTAATGTTTTCCTGCCGAACTTCATATTTGACACTGTTGGAGAAATGGAATTAAAACTTAATAATGTCAGAGAAAATGCTACGCTTGAAAGAATCAATGGATTTAATCAAATGCTTGGCAGTCCCAACGCATATCAAGAGCTTACGGGAGAAACGATAAAGTTTTTGGAAAAATCAAGAGGGGGCAAGACACGAATTGGAGAAGAATGGAGTGATGAAAAATTGGATACAATTCTAAGGTCAAGAGGCGGTTCACCAGAAACACCGAGTATGGATGTAGACTTTCCGCCTGATACTCCTCCTCCGAAAATTATAGGTTATCAAGATGCAGTTTTTGTTACAAAGGAAATAGCTGGGAAACAAGTAAAAGGGCAACAATATCTTGTAAACGCGCTGGAGGCTGCAAATCGTGACATGATTGCCTCTACGGGAGGTGGGTTGAAGATTGGTGAGCATTTTAGAACTGTAGAGCAACAAAGAGAATTATATGCGAAAAGCCAAAGAGATGAGATAGGGAGAGCAGCCCCTCCGGGGCAGAGCTTCCATGAAAGGGGACTGGCTGTTGATATAATAAATTGGGAAGAGGCACAGTCATATCTGGCTAGGTATGGCATAGTAAATGGTCTTGAGGGTGATATGGGGCATTTCTCCATAGGTGAAATGAACAGGAATATTATTGCATTACTCCAATCTGAAAATGCCTAATCTCATCACACCAGATTTTATTGAAACTCAAAGGCGCGACATGATGAATAGCATACGAGGTGCCACTCAGGGGGATGTGGACAATCGCTTGGCAGATTTTTTAGCAATGAAAATGGCAGAAGGCGGTGAATCGGATACATTCGTACAGGACTTGCAGGATGTAAGAAGGGCGACAAGGGACACGCGTGCAATCTCAGCTCTTCTTGATAGATATGCTTACGGAACAGCCAACCCTACAGAGAGATTTACACCAGAGGCGGAGCAGGAGCCAAAGGGATTTCTTGAAAGATTCAAAGACTCCACTCAGGGTGGGATAACTATTCCTGTAGAAAGTGGAGGAGTAGGTGCGGTAGGTAGAATTATGGAGTCTCCCATTGGTAAGATAATTGAAGCCCCGACTGCTCTCGCTGGTTCTTTAATCGGCAAGGGATTATCAAAAGTGACAGGGGTTGAACAATTCCAAACAAGAAGTGACGAAGAAATACGAGAATTTGCTGAAAAGTCCGGTAAATTCGCAAGATTCGCACTCCCAGTCGGGGCAGGAATTGCTACAGGGGGTGCCAGCCTGCCGATTATGGCTCCAGCATCATTTACTGCTGGCGCATTGGGTAAAACAATTCAGGAGTTATCCGATGAAGAAAAACAGGATTTTAATAAAATAATTGATGATGCTGTGAAGGAGGGTGGCGTAGATGCGCTGATAGATGTATTCACATTTGGGATGGGAGGAAAATTAAAATCATTTATTAAAGCAAAGACACTAAAGGGGCTACCTATAGATGAAGCAATAGATACTGGAATTGCAAAGGGCGTGAAGCCGACTGTCATTGGTAAAAAAACAGTTGAGAGAACAAAGCAATTCATGGAAAAGGCACGAAAGGCAGTAAAATCCATAGTGGCCAGATCGGATGATTTGAAACTCACTAATGAATCTGGCGAACAGATTATAGGGGAAACACCAAAGACACTCTTCCAATTCGCAGAGGCTATTGACCAGACGAAAAAAACGGTATTCAGGCAATATAGGGCTATGGCTGAAGAAGCAAGCCAGAGAGGAGTGACTATATCAACCGACAACATGATAAAACTTCTTGATGAGAAGGTTATTGCGAATACAGCATTACGGGATACAAGACCGGAAGTTGTAAAGCACGCTATGAGGATACGTGATAGACTCGCAAAGCGCGGAGCGTATTTACCAGAGGAGGCTGATGAAGTAATTAAAGAATGGAATTCTTCGCTAAGAGGATTCTTTGCGGGTACGACTGCCGACAGAGCAAAAGCAGAAGTAGAAGGTTCTCTGGCAAAAGTACTTAGAAAGGAATTAGATGATGCAATCGAGAGCGCAGTAGGTGAGGGCTTTCAGCCCCTCAAAAATGAGTATGGAGCATTGAGAGCCATAGAAGAGGAGGTGGCGAAAAGAGCCATTGTAAACGCAAGAAAATCCGCAAAGGGGCTTTTTGACCTTTCTGATGTATTTACAGGAGGAGAACTTGTGAGTGGTATTCTCACTCAAAATCCTGCTTCTATTATCAGAGGAGCAGTAGGAAGGGGCACGAAAGAATGGTTTAAATTCTTAAATGATCCAGACAGAATAATTAAAACGATGTTTGATACTGTTCAAAGCGCAGCAACAAAGAAGGCACCTGCAAGGGCTCTTCCAAAAGGAGTAATACCTGGTACTGTAAAAGGAATAGTAAATGTACCAGACGCCCAAGATGAGTAACCCCATCAATAGAATGTCGGTATGGATAAGCAAGGACTTCCAGAACCCGGAACTTGGGATATTGCCTCCGAATTCATTTGTTGTTGCAGCGCACCTGCATGTCACGGAAGCATTCAATAGCGACGGAACTGATTTTATACAATGCGGATATGATGCAGATCAGGATTTTGTTTTTGCAAATACGGACGTTTCCACTACGGGGGTAAAGTCTGGAGGACTCGGGGCCGCGAGCGGGTACAACTCCACAGCAAGAAGGCTGGAAGTATACTATTCAAACGGCGGCTCAGAACCGACCACTGGCAAAGCGTTTGTTATTGTCGAATATATGCGAGTTTCCAAACAACCATGATACCGGAAAACGCGAAACCCTATGAAACTGCTATACTACTTGTTTATTACGGTATGAGGGTGCAAGACCCCGTGGAAATAGCGAATATATTACACTATAAAACTGCACATTCTGTCTATAGAGTTTTGAAGCGGCACAGGTTGTATTGTGCTGGTGGGCACTCACAGGAAAAATAGATGAGTATTCTCACGCCATGAGCATCGCGTACACAACGATACCTTTTGAGCAGTGTGATACTGATTCGCAGACAGTCACATCTACGGGCGGCACCATTGCCGCGATTTTCACGAATCTGGCATTTACGAAAGGAAGGGATATTCTCCTGCAAAACAGGGGGGCCGTTGATTTGCTTATTGGGAAAACAGCAGCTACCGCGAGATGGCATATCCTCCCCGATTCCATATTTTCATGCAGCCCGAAGGACTTAACAAAGCTGGCTATCAAATCTTCAGGCGCAAGTCTGGTCGTTGATATTTTCCTTGTAACGTAATGCCGCTTGGTCAGGTAAATGCATCTCTGGCAAGAACGGCTGCCGTAGCTGCGGTTATTTCGACGGCAATCACGGGAATAGGAGTTGCATTCAGCATCATAAAATATACACCTACGCCTGCTACCGATCTCCCGCGAAGTGCATTCACGATCAGCTACACAGGCGCAAATCTTATTCCTATCCAGTCTTTTGCCATTCGTACAAACGGGAATCTCCATTCAAGCGGTTCAGAATTAGCTTTTTTGAAACTGGCTAATTGCGACAGTACGGATACAACCTCTACAGGGGCTTTCAAATGCGGTGTGGATGTAGGATTTACTCTGTTAGATGGAGACTCCCGCTATGTGAACGTGATCGGAGATACGATGACGGGTTCTCTTATCGTGCATGGGACTGTTTCAGGTTCTACATTGTCCGGCGGACTAATCGAAGGGGAAACTATACAGATTTACGATGGCGGGACTGTCATCAGCACGACTGGAATCGTGACGAATGATACTGTCACTGTCCACGGTACGATTTCCGGTTCAACCATTAAGGGCAAAACCCTCTCTGGCACAACGATAATTGCGAATGGCGGAGGCGTGAACGTGCAAACTCAGTATCCCACGTTCTCTCTGTACGGTTCCGGCACTGTCACGGCCACAGGAGCACATGTAGCAGGAGATAACTACATCCCCTACAACGGCGAAGTGACTGGTGCTGTCTGCTGGACAAGTACCAACGTGGCAGTAGGGAATCTGACGGAAGTGAATGTTCTTCTGGATGGTACAAGTATCTTTAGCACAACACTGACAATAGATGATGGAGAACGAGCAAGCACTACTGCTGCGACTGCGCTTGTGCTGAATGATGCTGCGGATGATTTTACCGCAGGACAATTTCTCTCGTTCAATGTTAAGACACCCGCAAATACTCCAGCTAAAGAACTCGACTGCCAACTTACTGTCCGCGAGGACAAGCAACCCTGATGCATGAAAAAAACTCTTCTTGCATCGGCGGCAATCGCGGGGCTCATACTCACAGCCACTCCTGAAACGACAGCGCAGCTGGGCGCAGAGGGTGTGCCTGTAGTAGAACTCACTTACAACACAACAGTCCGCGATTTAGGTAAAGACGAGCGCGGCGAGAAGAAATTGAATGCCTCAGTGAGTATCCGTTCGATGAACTACACGGATGAAAATGGCGAATTCTTCCCCATTGACCTTACACCGCGCATCCAGGGGCAGGAGTACGTCATTGACAAGGGGCTGTACGATCTCCGTGTGCCGCTTCTGGCTGATGGTGTTTTCTCTTTAACTGCAACTGCGCGGTATGACATAGCAACCAATACTTTCAGAGACGACCCCCCTCTCACCGTCACGCGCACATTCCCCACTGCCGCTTCCGTCCCTGCTAAAATCACAAGTGAAGGGATACTGTATGAAAACGCCTTCCCTAGCCTCGGGGCACACCTTCTCATCCGTCAGGAAGCGGAAACCGTAGAATACCTTGTGAAGTGGGATACAAGGCCGCAATGCACGGGGAATATCGCAGTACCATTTATCCTCACGCCTGAAGCTGGCATTGCGCCGGTAAAGAAAGGGGGTGGTGCTGTGGGTAAAACAATGGCAGGCGTGGATGAATTCGCATTCAAAAAAGGGGATTTCCGCATGATACGGACAAAGGAAGGCAGGATATGGGACAGCTATTTGAAGCTGGAACCTATGGCAATCAGGGGAAAGTGGAATGCAGGAGAACTTTCAGCGGAGAAAGTGATAAACTGTTCGTTCTTCCAAGATGCCGTCTTACCAGTATATGCAGACGACACAGCCGCACTGTATGCGGATAACGTGGGTGGAATTGATGCGAGTGTTTACTGTGATTCTGAGTTATCGGGATGCACTACGGTGGACACATGGGACGCTGTACATGACGCGATTACAGGGGATTCTGTCGGTGATGCCGCCACAGACAGAGCAGCACTATTCAGTAGTGCCACTCCCCGTGTATATTTTCTCAGACCATTCTACCACTGGGATATTTTGTCTCTTGGTACAATAGATGTCACAGAGGCAAATATTGTTTTGGAGGTATCCGGTTCTTCAGATAATGAGGATAATGATGGTACGGATTATGTCACCATTCTCCAGTCTTTTGCAGCGAACGATTCCAGCATCATCACAGCAGACTACGACCAATGTGGAGACGCCGTGAATAATCCTACGAAGCTCAGCGATGATCTGGACATTACGGGGTGGATAGCCGCCGACAGAAAAACATTCACTTTGAACGCGACAGCCTTCACCTATTTGGAAAGTGTCGCAGGGGGGTACGCCAAGTTCTGTCTCCGTGAGGGACACGACCAGACAGATTCCCCTCTTAATCAGGGTAATACTGGTAATACTGCATATTTCAAATCACAGGCTGCCGCAGGGACGGCTGACGACCCTCTTCTCAACATTACTTATACGGTGGTAACTGCCCCTGCTGGTGACCCCTCAGGAGAGGGAATACGCAGCGGATTCGGCGGCGGATGGACGAGCCTTCTGCAAAATCTGTTCCCAAAAGCATACGCGCTATGAAGGTAACACTGGAAACACTGGCTACGGACATAGGTTATATTAAAGATGGATTCGATGAGTTCAAAAAGTTCACGAAAGAGCAGTTTGAAAACGTCATTAACCGACAGGACAAAACTAACGGCAGGGTAAGAGCGTTGGAGAAATTTAGATGGTTTATTGCTGGCGGGATGGCAGTAATAACAATTCTTGTTATCCCCATTGTGATCAATGTTGTGAGCGATTGGGCTACTTCCCGTTCTCAGGTTTACGCAAGCACCAAATGAGCACATCCCCCTACTGCGAAGAACTCAGGCTGGAACTGCTGAAACTTGGAAAGGAAGAGGCGAAGAAACGGGTTCTTGTAGAGTACGACTGTCAAGAGATTTCCGAAGAGGAACGTGATACCCTTCTTGCCCTGTTGGATGAAAAGTTATGAGGAAAACATTGCGCTTTTAGAAGAATTGCAGCCACATACACATTGGGCAGCAAAGAGGTGGCTTGACGACTGCTTAAAGAAGAATCGTTTATTTGATGTAATAGATGTTCACAGAACCCAAAAAGAGCAGGATGAGAGATATGCGTTAGGTCGCTGGCTCCCCGGAAAGAAGGTAACATGGACTCTCAATTCTAAGCATACACAGCGTCTTGCTTGTGATATACTGACAATCAACTGCTCTTACGCACAAGTGGAAGAAATCGCTATCGGATACGGCATTACACGGCCTCTCGCGGGAGCACCGTATTATGATGAGGGGCACTTTGAGTTTGACCATGTCCCCAGCTTCCCGATCATCCTCAGCGGCACATACCTTCTCAAAAGCCTGCAACGCCGCCTAGAACGCGTTGGGGTATCTGGAAGGGTATTAGTCCAGAATACTATCAACCGCCTTCTCAGACGAACCTCGCAAGACCATTCCTAATTTTTACCCAATCTTTCTATGGTAGATGTCCAGTTACCGCCGCAACAGGAGAATATCGTCAAGAAATGGCATGATGGTAAAACCACCTATGCGGCCTCGGCAGCGACACTTGTTGTTGTGCTCGGAGGGCTTTTTGGTATCAGTTTCACCGATCAACTCCCCGTGGAAATCGCACGGTTCGGAGAGACTATCGAATACATCCTCGTGGGTGTGTTCGCATTGCTGGCGGCTTATGGAAGAGCCAAGGCAATCACTGCTGGTTTCATTGGAAAAAAGCGCCTCCAGAAGTAGGGTAGTCCTGCTTCTCATCCTCTGCGAGTTTGCCTATCTCATCCTTGAGATGGGCAGATGCCCGTATTGCCTCGGTTAAAATGGGCGACAGTATCTAAATGTGCCTGAGCGTACTCAGTGTCTCTCACTCCTGAGAGGGCATCCCCCACCGTACAATGTCGCATGAAGAATTTTCTCAGGAACTCTTCGTCTTGCAGGGGCTCTATTTGTGGAAAAATCTGTCTCATTGGAAGGTTGAGGAAGAATACAAAAGCCACGAGAGGAAGGACAATAAGAGCAGATAGGAACATAGGAGGAGGATGTGGAAGAGAATATCTAAACGCTTGATCTTTTTATGCCGGAGATATGAAACCCATTCATCGGAACGCTTGCAGCGTGAAGTGCCGTTGTGGAAGGGATTTTTAAGCGAGGGCATATTAAGTGAATAATGGTTGCTGGGCACTCTCAATTCTCTGCTTTGCTATCTCGAAATAGTCTCTGTCGAGTTCCATGCCAATGAAGTTTCTTCCTGTTTGAACACAGGCGACTCCTGTGGTGCCAGAACCCATGAAGGGATCGAGGATTGTTTCGCCAGTTCTTGTCGTTCTATCAACAATCCACTTCATAACACTTGTTGGTTTACAGCACGGATGCAGCTTTTTTACATCTACATCATTGAGTTCTTGAAAATATGTATCAGGAAAACTACCTTTGCAATCAACAAGTCGTGGGTCTTTTCCGTAAACAATTATCGGTTGCCAACAACTAAACCCCCATGGCGACCTCCCGGCACCTGCTTTATTCACCCACGCCATTGTCCATGTTGGTTGTGGGTAGAGATGCATATTTCCTACACCAGAAGTTATCACGACACGATCCGCAATCCTCAAACATTCTGGTATAAATAAAGCAATGAGGTTTTTAAGATTTTCTTTTGTATCATCATAGCTATTGTAGTTATTTTTATCTGTTACAGAATCACCTAAACCATACGGCGGATCAGTAATCACACAATCCACACTCCCATCCGCAATCTCTTTCATTGCAAGGAGGCAGTCGCCGAGAATAAGTTTGCAATTATTCTCCATAAGCGTTCTGTTTATCTTCATCATTCAGTTCTCGCCTCCTGCGCCCCGCAGAATCAAACTCGTACATTGTGTCTATCAGTTCATTTTGTTTCACTTCGCTCAATACTGAGAACCACGGGCCGATTCTCCTTTTCAAAAACAATCTTGCGAACAAGTGATTATTCTCTCTCGCAACCGGGAATATCCTCAGTATTTCTTCCACCTCTTTCTTCACGGGGAGATTGCTTCTCTCTGAGCCGAAGATGTTAGTTTGCTTGTTCATCGTATTCAGGGATATTTTCATGGAACCATTTAGCCCAACAATTTATGCAATAATCACCGTCGTATTTCGTATTTTTGAATTGTATTCCGCCATCTCCTCTTACCGCTCCGCAGACAGGACATTTCCATATCTTGCGGTCAAAGTCCTTGCAGATAATCTGATTCGGTTCTAGAAATTTCTTTCTCATATTTTAATTGGGTAAAGATAACATTTTCTCTCTATGCGCTTTTAAGAACAATTTTCTTGCCTCCTTGTTCCTCCTTTCCATCCATATTTTACGATCACAGTTCTCGCATGTGAGATTGCCCATTTCTACCGGAGCCTTCCCGCATATGAAGCACTGAATACCTTTCTCCCTGCACCACACTATGAGGTTTCTGGTATAGGGGGGGCGGCCAGCTTTCCGCGTTACTGCCGATGGACTAGGGGGGCTGGTCACGGATGAAGGCGAAGTATCGTTAGTTCTTTCTCATTGAGATTTAAGTACCGTATCATGTCCCAGACATCACAACACGATGGGAGGATGAATGTCTCTGAGACTTCCACGATGAAGCCATTTTTTGTTTCCGTTGCTGTAAGGTGTTTGCTCATGCCATCATGGGGAAAGAAGATAAGAACCATTCATGCTTGTACTCAAGGAACGAAGCGTCGTTCATCGCATGAATTCGTAAGGATTTTTCCGTGTCGGGGCGTTCGACACGTTGCATCGCTTGCAGGAGGGAATACCGTTCATAACGTCGAACTCAAGGTCTTTCCTGCTGCCGACGGTGTAGGGGAAATGGTCGCCGCAGGTTTCATTCCACGGGAACGGTTCTTCGCAGTGGAAGCAAACGACCATCCCTCCATTTTCACCACCTTTCTGCCGGATGATGTCGTGCCACCTCTTGCGGAGGCGGTCTCGCTGGCTGTCCGTGAGCATCGGGCGGCAGGTATCGCAGACGAGGGAAGTGCCGGATTCCACTCCGCAGACTTCGCAGTGCTCTAGCCTAGCTCGGATGAATTCACACATCGCGGATGCAGGAGCGGAGGTCACGCTTGTACTCAGGATTCGCTTTGAACTCTTCGACCTGCCGGACACCGTTCTGCGTCATGTAAGCTATCAGTTCGGCCTTGTCGAGTGCGTGTTCTTCGGAGGAGTCGGGGATGCCTTCAAGCATTGCGTCCATAAAGACTTGCAGGGCTTGGTACTCTGAACTCTCCATGACTGCTTTTCGACGTGCTTGCTCTTCCTGCACGGCTACGGAGGTTGCACGGTAGTCTGCCAAGATGGATTCGATGGGTCGCATGATCTGAGTGGGGGAGGGGTTAGGCAGCTTCAAGTTGCTCGGCTTCTTTCATCATCTGTTCAGCCTTGGCCCGAAGTTCTTGGGCTTTGGGCTTCTTATCATCCATTCCGGTTTCCTTGAGGATGCCGTAGCGCAGCTTCCCGCCTTCCATGCGTCCGCAGGTAATCGAGGCTTCCGATATACTCATTGTTTTCGTTCAGGTCAGCTTTCGTTATGCGATAGACCTTCATACGGTGGTGGGGAAAGAAATAACCACGCAACGGCTCGGCAGAGTCGCTGCTGTGCTTACTTCGCTTCGGCTATCAATTCATCGCGCATCTCCTGAACAATATGCTCCAGTTTCTCAATGTTACTGATGAATCTTTCGATGCGTTCTAATGTGGTCATGGGAGGTGGGGGGATTAAACAGAAAGTGAATCCAATTCTTTTGAAAGGGCTTTTTCGCCATCATTTTTGAATCGAATAACATTAACATTTTTCCCAAAAATGTCTCGTTCCTGCGCGTACATGGTGACAGTCTTGCCAATCCAGTCGTCGGTGTTATCCCCAAACATCTCTTTTAGGTCTGTTGCGCGCTCTTTCCCGAGAACAACGCCACGATCTTTGCCCTCGAAGTAAACTATCAGTGTGGGCACTTCTTTCTTCTCTTTGATCTTGTAAATCTTCTCTTTCTTGACTGTTTTAATCTTAAGTTCGAGAGTGTGCCCGGCTACGTCTTCGCCTCGCAGGAATCTGCCGGGGTATTCTTTGATAATAGAAAATCCCATATTAGGAAAGGGAAAGGGTAATGGAAGCAGGATAATCCTTTTGAAACATTTTGGTTGTTCCCGTCTCTTTCTTCCATGTCTTTTGTGTCGATAGGAAAAGGTCGAACTGGTCTTCATACTCTGTGAGTTTCCAGCCTGCCTTGTTCTTCTTATAGCCGACCTGAAGGATAGCGAGTCGCTGCGGTTTCAGTTCTTCGGGAAGAGCGTGAGCGTAAGCGGCAAGCTGCAATTCGTAGGGCGTGAAGATTTCGCCTTGGCGAGTCTTGAAGTCGATGAGCCAGCGTTCGCCGTCAATCATACAAACAAAGTCCACAGTTCCGGCGTAGCGGTGCTCGTTATTAAAAACGGCGGTTTCGTTAATGAGCATTTGAGGCTTCGTTTGTTTGTGCCAGTCACAAAAGGAAAGGATGGCCTCCCATTCGTCAGCGGTGAGGTCTTCGGGTGTTCCGTCGTCGCCATTGGCGAAAGTCTCGTCCATTCGTACTTCGTTGCCGAGCAGTAGAGACTCGATAGCATGATGAACCTTTGTGCCTTTGTTGCCTGCCTTCTTCATGATCGAGTCGGCATTGTCCCATCCCTTGTCAGCAAGCCATCGGTAGTATCCTAATCCTTTCGGATAGTAGTCCGTAATCCAAGTGACGGAAGGGTACTCGGTCATTGTGCCGTCTTCGGCGGTCTTGATGTACCAGCGTTCATCGGGGCAAGTAATGCGGACGATTTTGCCGTCTTTCGAGAGCGTGCGGATTTCCTTTTGCATGGGGGAGAGGGGAAGGGAATTTTGAGCTAGGCGGGAGAATCTTATCGCCATTGTTCGCGGGTGAGACGAGCTTGATTGCAGAGGTCGCACTGGCAGTCTTGTTGCTTGCTGTGGCTGTCAAGCACCATGTTGCAGAATTCAAACACTTGCGTGGCGAGTAGATCCACAGTGTCGTTGAGATCATTGATTGTTGACATGGGGAGAGGGGGAAATTAAGAAGCTCTATGAGTTCTCCAATACACGTCACCCATGAACTGACGCTGTTCAGGAGTCATGCTGGCTACTTCTGCTACCTTGTCCATGTACTCTTCCTGAGCCTGTGCGAACTCTGCGTCTATGAGTGCTTCCTGCATAGGTGAATTGGTAAACTAGCTACAGTGTAGCGAACATGAAACAGGAACACAACAAAGAAACCTTGATTTATTTCCATTCTATGACGGCATGTTTCACCCTCTTAAATGTCAGTTTTGCATTAGGAAACCTGCGCTCAAAAGCAGCTTTCCCTTCGCCAATGTAGGTATTCACAGTAGTCCAGTGAAGCCTTTTGCCACCACGGACAGATGGCTGTGATTTTGCAAATTCTCTGGGGCTGCCTTTCATAAGTCATTGGAGGAAATATCTTTTTCTGATCTCACGCTTATTCAGCTTCTCACCTTTCAGGACTGCGGGTTTCGTGATCGTGTTTGCAGGGACGAACTTCTGCGGAGCACGTATGATGTGGACTCTTGAGGAATACGGGACTCTGGTATGGCTGACGGGGGCTACGCATACAGAGCGGCCTAAATATCTGTAAGTCGTGCAGTTTACAGAAAGCAGTCCTACAAGTGCGAGGACTGCGATCTGTGCTTTAGCTTTGTCGCTCATAGTGGACAGCAGGAACCCCACGGCTTTAGTCGTGGGAGAAATGCGCGGAGTGGGTTGCAATTCTCAATCACTTGAGTATGCTACATCCATGAAGCTCACTGCGCAAGTAAAATTGGCTATCAATTCCTCTCAAAGGGAAACATTGCTCCATACAATGGAAACGGCCAATTCCGCATGTAATGAGATAAGCGATACCGCATGGAAAACAGGAGCATTCAGACAGTACGATCTTCACAGAGAATGCTATAAAACTATAAGAGATAAATTTCCTCTCTCGGCTCAGGTCGTAGTCCGTTGTATCGGAAAGGTCAGTGATAGCTACAAGAAAGATAAAAAGACAAAACGGAATTTCAAGAAGAGAGGAGCAGTGACATACGACGAAAGAATCCTACGATGGTATGACAATTCCGTGAGTATTTGGACAATGAACGGAAGACAGAAGATTCCCTTTGGGGTGGGAGATCACCATAAAAAACTCCTTCAGTTCCAAAGGGGAGAGACTAATCTCGTCTACATGGATGGGAATTTCTATCTCTTCACGACCTGCGAAATTGAGGAGCCAGAGCAGTTAAAAACTACAGGATGGCTTGGCGTAGACTTAGGTATTAAAAATATCGCAACAGACAGTGACGGGAATAAATACTCAGGAGGACACGTCAACGGCCTGAGAAAGAGACATGCGAAGTTGCGGAGGAGATTACAGAATAAGGGTACGAAATCTGCAAAGAGGCTTCTGAAGACACGGAAGCGAAAAGAGGCGAGGATGGCAAAAGACATCAACCACTGCATCGCCAAACGGCTGGTGCGATTGGCTCAAGACACCCTTCGCGGCATCTCGTTGGAAAATCTGACGGGAATCCGCGAAAGGATAACGGTTCGCAGGAGCCAGCGCAGAGCGCACCACTCGTGGGCGTTTTATGACCTTGCACAGAAGATTCTGTACAAGGCGGCATTGGTTGGTGTACCTATTCTATTTGTTGATCCAAGGGATACTTCCCGGACATGTCAAAGATGTGGGCATTGTGAAAAGGGAAACAGAAAGGATCAGTCTACATTCAAATGTCTTTCGTGCGGGTTTTCTGCGAATGCCGATGACAACGCTGCTCGCAATATATCAGATAAAGCGAGTAGGGCTTCAGTCAATAAGCCATACGTGGCAACCTTCGGGTTAGCTACAAGCCTATCCCTTTAGGGGGTGGGTAGTTGACCGGTTGAATGTATGAGCGAAGGAATTTTGGGCATCGTACCCCCGGCAATTTCGTTCTGAGCGGTTTGTTTCACGGCTGGCCGTTACGCAATGGACTGTTTTGTACGGGTATTCTATGCCTTGTACCCTGAACAGGTTACGGAATGTGCCGTCCATGTTTCTGCGCGTGTACTTGTCTACTATCGTCATAGGCACAAACCCCATTGTGAGCATAGATGCAGTAAGAAGCGAGGAGAGGATTTTCTTCATAGGCGGATTGGAAGCAATGGTAGTATAGTAATACTGTGTAGTGAAGTACATTGACAAATAATAGAAATTACTTAAAACACGATCTTAGAGAATCATAATACGCTCCAGACTTTGCCCTTGCCCATTTCCATGTCATTTCGTCAGGGTCTAAACCCATGTACATCCTAACGTACAGGTCAACATTCGCATAGATACCCTGCTCCTGCGTTGGGAATTCCTCAAAATATCCATTTCCTCTCACTTTCCTGCATTGACCATGATATGGATTATTAGTAAGGAGGCAACGGACATTCCCCGGATTATTGAATCTTTTACCGACAGACGGAGAACCGTCTTTATTGTTCGCCGTCATCCATTTGGAATCGTGGTAAAAGACCTTATCGAGCAAACAGAAACAATAGGGGTCTTTGGGCGCGAGTTCGCGGCAAGCCTTAGCGAGTATAGTTTGGGGGCTTTCTGTAGAAAGCTGCTCACGCCTTTCTACTCGCCCTGCTGAAAAGACTCTATAATCCTGTTAATGATGCGGATTTTTACCCTTGCAGAATTGTTACTGGAATTGAGCGCGGCCATCTCTGCCTCTCCTGCTGAAACAAGTTCGCGGTAAGTAGCTGTCTGTTGCGCAACGGTATTAAATTCCAATGAGCGTTCTTCTATCTGAGACTCTATTTGCATCTTACATTCCTCAAGTTCTGAGGCAGACAAAGTATGCACAGAGGTGCAGTCCTGTATAGTAGCTTCTGCCTTCCCACCAAGCCCAATGATAAAAATGGAAAAGGCGAATAGGACAAGCGAGCCGATGAGAAAGTATTTAAGGGGCTTCATACTAAAATAGGGGGGAACTAATAAACCAATGGATTAGGAGCACTTCACTTTATTCAATGGGTAGAGATCGCAGAAGTAATCCCAGAATATTTCATCGCAGACCCAAGTGGCGTGATGGCTTGCCTGTATAGGCATTTCCCGACTGAATTCGTCGGAGAGATGCATCTCGCAGTTCGCATGAAGCAATTGTATTTGCTCAGAAGAAAGGCTCTGGACTGCTGGGGCCTCGGCTGCCCGTACAAACAGCCAGCCGTGCTGTGCTGCGAAGTACCCGAGGCAGAAGAAAGCAACGACGAACGCTGCTGCTGCGGCCATAGAACGAATCATAGGAATGGGGGGATTAGTAACTAGCTACATTGTAGCGAATCCAAAGACAGAAGTCAAGGGCTATATTCCCCTACCTTTCCCCTAAGAGGGGACGTATAGCCCTTTGGTGCTACCACTGGCGAATGGTATCTCGTAGTGGTAGCACAGAAGGCTCCAATTTGCGGTGTAAAAGAACAAAAAACCTCCTCCTCTCTGAGGAGAGTTTGTCTGGTGTCAGATGGTAGAGCGCGAAACTCTCAGCGAACTCTTCTTCCACCGTGCCAGTGTACACATTCGGGCCGTGAGAGAATACTTTGTTTGTTTTTTTCTTCCATTTGTCGGAAAGGTTTACATAGACGCAATGGGCAATCTCATGAAGTACATAGGTTTCCCTCATCTCACTGTCTTCCAGTGCCAGAGGGCTGATGATTATTTTATTCTCTGACAGCACATACTCTCCAGCCATCTGCTTCCCTCCAATTGTGACATATGATATTTCTATTTCTGCGTCGCAGTAAGTTGCCCTGCCTGGTGCGGCAGAGAGTTGATATACCATTGCTATGCTGAGGAACATCATTTCTTCTTCGGGAAAAAATGTATCCATACCTTCCTTGGTTGTGTCTTAGCCTTTTTACACATCTTAAGGAATTCACGTTCCTCAAAGTTTGGCTTCCCGTACGTAACGACAAGCTCATTCTTACTCCGGCGTGTTACGCGGATTCTTTGTTTTACATCTGAAAGAGGGGAGCAGAAAACAGTGACAGAACGTATCGTGTAATCCAACATGAGAAGTTCTATGGCCGTTGCGAAGTCTTTTCTGGCGTACTTCATGGGATGAAGGGGGGATGGAACAAAAGGGAGAGCGGGATGATCTCAAAATTGAATATCTGGCTTCTCACCCGTTTGCTCCATGACAGGAGATCCAAAATTTACACCTAAACATTCTTCAATCTTTCTGCAACGAGAGAAAAGGAGTTCCAGTTGATTGGAATATCGATCAAGCCGATGTTCATGCTCATTGATCACTCCCGTCATGGTTGGGTGAGGAGGAACTGCACCGGTAAGTGGGCCGAGATAGGCTTCGTCTTTCATAAATGTTTGGGAGAAAGGAAATAAATTGTGGAGGAGACTCCACAGAGCAGCAGCGGCAGGGATTTGCCTCGATGGGTTCGTGGAGGGGTATTAGCCCACCCGTAACCCACAGACGAGTATAGTCACCCTGCATGGCGACTATTCTCAGGCGTTTTAATGACTTTCCGTTGTCGGTGCTGGCAGCCAGTCGTCGCTGGGTAGTCAGTATCAAGAGAACATGCTTTGCGTCTACCTTTTCCGCCACGCTGCTGCTCTGTAAAGTCTATAGTGTGAAAGAACTATTGTACCTTCTCCCCTCTCCACTTACCAGTTCTTTTCACAGTTCTGGCATACGCTTTACGAAGGGAATCATGTGCCTCTCTTGCAGATGAATAGCTCTTACCCCGCAGAGCTTCCTCAGTTTCTCTCAGGATTTGTTCCTCCTGCTCTGGTGTGAAGCCGTTGGCGGTTTTCTTCCCGAGAAGGTCACCGCAGCACTTCTTAATCTTCTGGAGCCTGATCTCCGCAGAGTCTTCACCTTCCATGCCGGACATTGTAGCAAGGTCTTGAATCCATGAGAGTTCATCTTCCAGTTTCCTGCACTTCTCCTTCATCCCTTTAGCAAACCTCAATGCAGCCTTCAATTCAGCATCATCCTCCATGTTCTCTTCTATCCCCATTTCCTGACGGAGTTCAGACATGAGCCCCCGACGTTGCTCTGCCATGCGTTTGTACATATTACGTTCGCTGTAGAGATTGCTCAGCTTCTCCGCAGTCCAACAGCCACAACCGCATTTCGGCAAGGGGCTGGTTAATGCCCCCACTGGGTCGCTATCGGGCTTCTCTGAATACATTTCCTCCATGTGCCGCTGGCAAGTGATACGCAGTCCCTCAGAGCATCCGCATGACTGCACGTCACTGGCATCGCGCTTCTGCATCATTCCGCATTTGCTCTTTAGTTCTGAGGATTCAGTGGGCATGGGGAGATGGGGGAATTAAACCATGTCTTGGGCAAACGCCATTATTGAGATAGAACCAGCACCGTCCACATTCTTTCCCGTCTCCATCCCTTTCAATGACAGGACAGTTGTTCGGAGAATCTGGGAAGTTCCCTACTCTCGGCTTCTCCGACGCTGGCTTCGGGGTGGGGGTGGTCATGAGGGAATCAAGTTCATCATTTAGCTTGCGCTCCTTGTCGCAAATCGCAAGCCAAGCAGAAGAATGGAAGTCCTTAAAACCTTTCAAGCAGCACCACTTCTTCAGTTCAACAACTTTTTCAATTTCCATACGTTTTAGACTGACAGCTATTGAGTGTATTACCATTTCTGCGCCTGTAATAGATGGTGTATTCATACTCGTAGGAGGGAAAGGAGAAATGAGATTGTTTCGGGAGATTGTTCGGAGAGAGGTTTGCCGAGGAGCCATCCTTTCTTGCCTTCGGCCAACAATTCATCTCCTCCATAGTTTTGCTCCCAGAATCCTCCGTACTGGTCTACAACAATCGGAGACACTAACTTGCTCTTTCTGTGAAACGTCATTAGTACATCCTCAAGGGTGATGGGTCTGGTATCATACCAAGGGCAGCCCGTAGTGGAATAGTCACATTCAGTTTTATCACAACACCTGCATTTATGATGCCCAATCTCCGGCACTGCCTTCACGATCAACGCCGCAAGTTCTTCGTATGCCGATGGTGTGATATGGGGGGTCATTTGGAAAAGGAATGAAGTTTAGATTTAGATAAATGTGGTTTGAATCCTCTCCGTTTTGCTGCGGCTAAGAGTCTCTGGATAGCCTCCTCTGGGGTTTTCCCGACATACCATCGGACATTTTTGGGAGAATTATCAGGCCAATGGCAAAGAGAAGCAGCCCATTCACCCCATAGGTGTTCAAGGTGAAAATCTCCACTCTTGTTGAGTGAAGTTGCTTTATGGAGAAGAATTTGTAGATTCCCCTTTTTATCTGCCGTTGTTTTCTCAGGGTGTGTCATTGGAGGGAGAGGGCTTTATTTATATCGTCAATGAGCCATCCTGCATTGTCTCCTCCGTTGTATTCGTGCTTTGTCTGTTCCCCATAGACCCGCAACTTATCAACGCATCTGCTTAGTAGCACCCTTAGTCTCTTGTTCTCCTTGTAGAACTCCTCGCAGAGTTCGCAAATAGCAGCCAAGTCTGTATTAGCGAATGTGATTTCATCTATGCTTTTGGTTTCACCAATATCCCATCCATCTACTGGTGTGGGTCTTGGGTCATTGTGCCATGCAAGAAATTCTCTCGCCTTCTCCATAATTTCCTCTGCCGCTGGCTTCGGGGTGGGGGCTACCATTGTGAGAGTGGAATACAATTAGAGTCAGAAGGGAAATACTCGCAAACAAGCGGCCAATAGATTCCATTCTTGTCGGCCTTCACTTTGTGCGGCTTGTGGCATCTACAGTGTTCAGGTTTTAGGCAACCGTTAGAACATCCCCAGCCTCTATCGCCGCATTGATTCGCGCAATCCTCAGAGCCATATTGTGGCAAAGACGTTGATGCCGGAAGGTTGATGATGATACCTTCGGGCTGCTTGCATTCCCTGTTAGAAAGATAGTGAAGCGCAAGCCATACGACCAGTATTGCGAATGTAGCAGCCACAATGCTATTCGGCTTATCAGTGCTCATACTCGTAGGAGGGAAAGGAGGAAGGAATGTACTTTGGAAGATTGAGAGGAGAGGTCGCCGTGGCGTAAGTCCCAAACACCATCAGCGTATCTCACCCCCTGAGATTGCCACGGGATATAAATAAACTCTCCAATGTCCGTTATAGCGAAGATACCCTTTCGCCCTTCGACGTTCCTGATAGCAAGGAGAATATCGGCAAGACGGATGTCGTCCATACATGGATTTGAGAGATAGTCCCTACCCCGGTGCGCTATCTCCGGCACAACCTTCACTATCAACGCCGCAAGTTCTTCGTATGCCGATGGTTTCTCAGGGTGTGTCATTGGGGGGAGGGGATTAGCGTGGGCAGATTTGTAGACAGGAGATTGCACCTGTCTTGCAAGCCACAGAGTAAGTAAGGAAAATAAGAGAGAGAATAAAGCCGATGGGGACAATCCAGTCATTGAGTTTATTCATTCAGGGGGGGGTTAGAAATCCTTGGTCTTTAATTTTAGAATGATTCTTTTGCCACGACGGTCAAAGAGTGGTTCCACCGTGCGCCCAACAATTCCCTCAGCCATCGTGTCCTTACCACTTTCCTCCTTCGCCGTGACGGAGGGGATGCCTTTCTTCACCATTGTTACAATCTCATCTAGGGAGAAATCTCCAAGGTACGGAACGGTTTTAATACAGAGTTTCTGCGCCACATCCTCAGTGTTCTTCCAATCAAGCCAGAACTTATCCGAGACAAGGACATCGAATAGCCGGAATGATTTGTCAGGGCGGTAGTTCCCTCCTTTCTGAATCCCAGCTCCGTATCCTTCTCCATAGCAGATTGCCTTCACCTTCTGCACCTCTCCTTTTTCGTCAGGAAGCCAGAAGGCTGCTTGCATTTTCTCAGGAGTGAACGTCCGTTGTAAATAGGCCAAAAGGTCAGTAGAGAGTTGTGCCGCGTCGGTACGCCCCCCGAATAGTACTGTGCCGTCTTCCAGAAGAGTCACCCTGATATTCGTACCATCAATCTTCTCAGTAACGTGCCATGTCTTGAATGAACCGTACACAGGAGAGCGCAGAATATCTGTAACCTTGAACTTTGCATCTCTCTCGAAGAGAGTTTCAATCTTGTGGTATTCCATCAGGGGAGGGGGGAGAGGGCTTTACATCGTTTACATGGTTTGTTTCCCCACGGATTTCTGCCACACCAGCACGACCTCTCATCTTCCAGAGCCTCCCGCATCCTGTGGATGTAGGAGAGGAGTGTTGGGATATGTAACGCAGTAGCGGGATACGGAATTGGATTCACAAGACATTGGGATTTCTTATCCCATTGGAGAGGAAGATTCTTGTATGTTTCCCAATCTTCCAAGACCTTCTGCATCTCTTCCGATTTTGCCGATGGTTTCTCAGAGTGTATCATTGGGGAGGGGAGAAGGATTCAAGGAATGTACATGCTTGGCAACTGAAACACTCAGAGTTACGATTTCCCCAACAGCTTGTTTCAGTACAGTTTTCTTTAATCCACTCCCGCATCCTCTTGTTCTCTTGGTGCATCTTCTCGAAGGCTTGAGCAATGGAGGGGAAGGCATCATATACCTTGTGGATATGGGCGACCCGTGTCTCTGAAAATAAAGGCACCACTTCATACCTATCTATAAGATTGCTCACCTCCTTCAAGATTTCTTCTGCCGATGGTGTGATAGGGGGTTCAGGGTGTGTCATTGCACGAGGGGGTAAGTCCTGCTGAGCGTGAATGCTTCACGGAGCCGGAGGAAGTTTTCGCCAGAGGTGGAGAGGTCAGTGATCATTGCATAGACTGGTAAGCGAGGTAGAGAGAACGACAGCGAGTGGGGGGGTTGGCTTTCATGTAAAGGTCGCAAATTGAATAATCGTAATCGTCGTCGTTGGTCTGGCGACAAACCTCTCCAACGAACTCCTTATGCAAATGCTCATCCTCCATCACCTTCTCCTCTGCCTGTCTCCACGCATTCCAATCAGTGAGGGGGTTCCAGTGAACGCCAATTTGTCCATCATAATCCGCAGTAAGAATTTCTTTCCCTCCAAATTTAAGGATGGTGAAACAAGGCTCAGAAACACCTCGCGTATCACGGTTCGGCTCGTATCGTTTCCACCCCATCACCCTCACCGCCAACCATTCAATCTTCTGTTCAGAAGTCATGGAGTCCCAAGTGGCCGATGATGATTGTTCAGTGCTCATAGATTAGTTAAATTGAAAAACATTATCACTCATACAACAGGGGCATCGCTCAGTCCCAAACTTGGATTTTTCCGTAAATTCTGTGGAGCAATCAAGACACTGCATTTTGGCTATTTCTTTCTGTTCTGCCGTCAATGGAGAGGGATTAGTGCTCATTGCTTTGGCGGGATAAGTATATGAAGACAACGTTTACAAAACAGAAAAGTCTGATTGTTCTCTCGCCCGACATGTGCTGCATCCATACAAAGGGGACAACGTACTTGTGATTTATAGCTTCTATCACCATTAAGGGTAGGAAACCAAGAGACTTTCCCGAGGTCTTCCCATCCGTCTGGCTTTCTAAAGAAACAGATTTCCTTCATGTGTGGGAAGTTCACAAGTTCTATTGCTGATCTTTTATTAGGAGTCATGGGGGGAGGGGAAAGAAGAGACGAGGTGGGAAGAAATCTCGCCTTCATCCGGTAGCAGGTCTTCTTGTTCAAACTCGCAACCGTTAGGACAGTACGGGTCACAGTGTACCTCTCTTGGGTCACCGTCCTGCTCTGTGGTATGAGAGTAGGTTTCCAGTTTGGAGCCGCAGGAGGGGCAGGTGGTTTTCTTCATTTGCAAAAGATACGAACAATATTCACACCAGAACAGAAGGCACTGACCAGATTATAGGTAAAGGCTACACTCCTCGACAGGGATGGGGAAAACGTAGGATTGGGGTCATACTTGTCTACCCACGACCACAAAGATGCCGAGGCTGGGACACCCTCAGCGAGAAAGAGAATCACTGCCGCCATCCCAATGTAGACCAGAATTATTATGGCGATACTCTGCCAGACTGCCGTGAAGAACTTAGATGTTGCAGTATTATTCATGGAACTTGGGGGGATTAACCATACAATCTAGAGGGGAGATTTAATAAGACGAACCAGCCAAACTACAATACCAAGAAAAAACAAGAAGTCTGTCACAATAATCGCTGCTTTCCATGTCCAGTATATCTCGGCACATCTGCTCGAATATCCCAATGACACTCCCCCCCATGCTATGCATAGTACAAAAGCCAACAAAGAGAGAGAAGGTAGGAGAGATTTCTTCATTTGCAGGTGTTGGTAATTTTACAAGGGTAAGGTGGCTTGCCTGTTTCATAGTACTGTTGCAGTTCTTCTTCACAGGCTGCGAGAGAAGAGGCATTATCCTCTACAACCCGAGAACAGTCACACACTAGCGGTGGGCTGTAGGGGTCATTTCCATTCAGCCATCCAAGTGCAAAACTTGGAGCGATAATCATTGCTAATTTTATGATTCCCCATATTGCGTCGCATATCTTTCTGCACCGTTCACAGCATTGGACTGTCATAGCGGGAGTGGGAAGGAATTAACCATACAATCTATCAGACAACGTATTATATATAGCGTACTTTTTCTCCTTGCGGTTCTGGTCACGGAGTTTCCGTAAGAAGGATTGCCGTTGCTTGTTCTGACGTTTTTTCATAGGGGTGGGGAAGTAATTTAGCTACATAGTAGCGTATATCAAAACCCATTGCAAGCATAAATGATTTGACATACACTGTAGCTATGTCGCCTACTGCTAGAAGCCTCAAGTATTTACGCGAGAACGGCTATACCTGTGATGTAGTAGAAAGGTGGAACCCTTATAGCAAAACCAGACATGATTTCCTCGGCCTCTTTGACATCATACAGAAATTCTGCTCACGATGCGCGTCCGTGCAGAGAGTGGAAGATCGTGGATGCTATGATATTTGTCTCGCCTGCAATGCAAAACTCTGCATCCTGTAGTGTTTGCTTCGGCACTGATTTTTGGGACTGCGAATCTCAGGAATTTATACGCTGCCCGGAATGCGGGAGGAAACCAAAACTCAGACAGCCTGTTTTCTCACCGAACGCTGACAGCGACACTCTCTTTTCTGTACTCCCGTAACTTTTGCAGCTGCTCAATCTGCCAGTGGGATTCATTCCTCAGTTTTGTGAGTAGCCTCTCCACTTCCGCAGCAAGCCTTGCATGGAGGCAGGCCGTATTGTCTACCATTACATTTCCGACAAGGACAATCTCTTGTGCGTCGTCTATCTGTTTCATCATTTTTTTCTCCGCCGCTACGATAGAGAGTTGAATTTCTGCGACTGCTCTGTGGTGCATCCTCTCAATGCTTTCCAGAATGTCATCCTCAAGTGAACGACTTGGAACGGTATTCGTCACTGCCGAGAGTTCTGCGGATGTAAACTCCACAGGTGGAGTATACATTTTTCTTGCGGGCTTATCCGTTAAACTTGCTTCGGCGGGCGGCATAGTGGCTAACAGTTACCGTGTGCTTTCCGATACATAGTAACGGATATTCCTGTTTAACTCCTCTACAGCTTCCTTGTCTTCCCCCTGAACGATTACGGTCGTTCTGTGTCCATCTGGCAACTCAAAACATATGGAATACTTCTTGCTGCTGTCTTTTGTATCTTCGCTTTGCATAAATGAATACTACTACCCCAGCGCACCACCGTCAATATAGTTTTCAGCTTTCTTGCGGGACTACCAGAGAAAGCGTAAACTGTGTATAGTGATCCCATCGTTGTGAGCGGTTCCCCGCTCATGGAGGGAAAAGAACTAAGATGGCTCTAGCGGGTTGTCTGGGGCTTTTCCTGCACCATTTTCCGTGCAGAACTCAGGCCGTCATTTTGACGGTGCCAGACCTGAGTCAGACCTGAGTCAGCCCCTTGCAGAGAGTATGGAGTACACATAGTGGAAGCGGAGGGCATTTTTCTACTTGTAATGGAAAAGCGATAGGTATAGGGTGAGATTGTGCCGCGAGTTCCCCTTTGTATCGGCTGCTACCCCGCCCTCGGAGCTTCGCGGCTTTTTTTGGTGGGCTCTGGCAGTCGTTACAAGAGGGAAATATGACTGAGAACCCCCAAAAAGAGAACGGCTATACCGCGATAGCAAACGAAATTGTTGATGTGTTAGCAAGAACAAAATTTACAACACAGGAGGGCCGTTTTATCTGGGCCGTCTTCCGTAAAACTTATGGGTTTAATAAGAAGGAAGACTGGATTTCTTTGACTCAAATCAGCGAAATGACAGGAATGAGCAGAGCGCATGCCAGCCACACAAAATCAAGACTCATTGGGAGGAGAATAGTTGCCCAAACAGGCAACAAAATTCAGTTTAATAAGTTCTACAGCCAATGGCGTGAGTTGCCCAAACTGGCAACTGTTGCCAGAGCAAGCAACAAAGTTGCCTATTCAGGCAATTCAGGTGTTGCCTATTCAGGCAATGGGGTGCTGCCTAAACAGGCAACAACAAAAGTAGACATTACAAAAGACAATATTACAAAAGACAACAACGTTGTTATTAACAAAAAACTTTTACACTGGCTCGGTCAACACGGAAAGAAAAAGGGTTACGCCCTTTGGTTGTATGGTGAGTTTGGAAATACCGTCGACAAGGCATGGGAGAAAGCAAAATCACAGCAGGATATTAAAACCCCCTCGGATTTTGTAGAACTTTGTAAAAAATTAGAGTAAGATAGTAGTCAATAACTGGCGTCACTCCCGTACGAGAAGAAGGAAGAGGTTTACAGGAAAATCCGCGTAATGCTTGGTATGTATAAATCCAGTGGTGTGATAGTCCACAAAAGGGCAGGAAAGGTTTTCCATGAAATAGCTGGTTTTATAAATGATGGAATTTTATCTGGCAAGTAAATCAAAACCCCGTTGCTTTCGCTGGCAGACGGGGTAAGATACTTGTGTGGCAAGCGAAACAATACTATCACAGGTTGATGTCCAGAGAATGGAATCTCTTTGTGATGAGAGACTTATCTCAAGGCAAAGGCATCCCACAGAAGATTTACTAATTTGGAATTATACGGCTCTCTGCCAATATAAGTTTGCCTGGGATGAATACACTAGGATGTGTAGGGGATTGATTACGGATTCGCAGGGGGATATTGTTGCAAGACCATTCCCGAAATTCCACAACATAGAGGAGCATAGCGGAAGTGATTGTAGGCTTCCACCATTGGATTGGAGAAAACCATTCATCTGTACACAAAAAGAAGATGGCAGTTTGGGTATCCTTTATCCCTCAAAAGAGGGATGGAAAATAGCGACCAGAGGGAGTTTCACCTCAGACCAAGCTCTTCATGCCACAGAGATTTTCCGTAAAAAGGGCTACGATAAGTATATTTATTCTAAAGACTTAACATATTTATTCGAGATTATATACCCTGATAATCGTATAGTTCTGGATTACAAGGGAATGGACGATTTGATTCTATTGGAGATTTTAGATACGGGGACGGGCAATGCCTTAAAATGGGAATCTGTATCTAAAATTGCGAAAGAGATTGGCTGCCCCGTTGTCTCGTGTATAGAATTGAGTGTAGAGAATATCCAGAGGCTTGAAGAATTATTCGGAAAAGATAGGGGGGGGGAAGAGGAAGGAATAGTAGTCCGATTTGAAGATGGGACAAGATGTAAGGTGAAGTATGGAGAATATAAACGTCTGCATAGATTGATAACGGGGTGCAGCCCCCGCTCGATTTGGGAGAATCTAAAAGATGGGAAAAGCCTTGAAGAATTGTTAGAGCATGTCCCGGATGAGTTTAATTCGTGGGTGCAGAAAAATGTAGAATTAATAAAAGGAGATTACAAAGTGATGGAAGGAGAGTGCGAACAGATTTTTAAGAAAATCAAAAAGTTGGGTGATGTGGACAGAAAAACCTATGCTCAGGAAATTTTGGAGCATGGGATATTATCTAAGATTCTGTTTCAAATGTTGGATGGTAAAAATTATTCAGAAACAGTTTGGAAAATGATCAAACCGGATTCTACTAAACCATTCCGTCCAGATATTGATTCTTGACACCGTAACAAAACCCTTCTGCAATCGTTTTATCAGGAGAGTCCTTGCCCCGTCAGTCCAGCTGGTGGGCGGGGGGACTCTTTTTGCTTGCGTTGTATCCTGCCACGCTGTAGCATATAGGCATGATTCTGAAAGCAGTAAAAATTCCTTACGGGAAAGAAGTGGAAACCGATAACGGATTCGTGCATTATTCCTGGTATGACCACGATGAGAAATGTGTGATTGTTCTCGTGAGAGAAAATCCAGATTCCTCTGAGCGTTTCCCACTCCCGAAATGAAGCTAAATCCTCTTTCTTTGTGTATTATAGGAATGGCTGTCTTCGTTGCGGCCCTTATGTATATGGCCTATAGTCTCTCTTATTTTCCACGGCTGGAGAAGTCCTACATTTCTCTACAGAACCCCTGTCGTGCAGAATCCACAATTACTCCTCTTCTTTTCGGTAAGGCATCTGTTTTTAGCTACATAGACATGGAATGCGTACTGTTACGTTCCTCTCCCCCAAAATGACAGCACCCCACCCAAAGCGAAATGGTCATGGTTCCCCAAAGAAGAAATGAGCATAACACCCTCTCTACAGGCCAAAACAGAACAGCGGAACAAGATCGTGGACGCTATTGTTGAGAAAGCGGAGAAGATTGCCTCTGACAAATCGCTTCCCCGTAGCACTCGCCGTCGCGCTGAACGTGTACTTCGGAAAGCTGCCAAGCGCTCGATGCTTCGGTCAACTCCTGATCCGGCTGGGAATCGTGCCAAGCGACGGGCTATTCTCCATCATGTCCATTCTCAGGACAAGCCAGTGCCCAAGCAGATCGTCCTGCGAAAGCGTCGGTTGCGGAGGTGGAAGCGGAAGCACAAAGTGGAAATCCTGCGGTGGGATTATCCGAACTATATGCTTCCCGTTGTTCAATGAGAAAGCTCTTCTTCCTCCTCCTGTTTCTTGGTGCTGCCTGTGTGTTGGGTGGCTGTAATGGCAGGAGAGACAATGGCTATGGTGCGCTACAGGCAGAGAAAAAAGGGCGAAAGCCTCTACATCATTTCTCGTTAGATGAGTGAAGTTATTACATTCCTCCTCGGCTTTGCTCTCGGCACCTTCATTGGAGAAGCCATAGGCTGGAAGAACATGAAAAGGCACCTAGAGAAGGATGGATGGAAGAGAAGTGAGGATTTTTAGCACAATTTGCTTTCCCTGCACACAAAGAGTATTATCCCCGTTGGATGGCTTTTCTCTCAATAATAACTGGTACGTTTGGTTATAATGTTATCCAAGGAGACAGGGTAACAAATCTCTTTGCTTGGGCGGGTCCAGCGACAGATGGCACTGGTCTTTCCGATGCTGCAATCTTCCAGGGGAATCAGGCTGCGGACGGTGCAACACTTGGAGTAGTCGAGATTGTTACGCAGAACCTTGCCCCCACTGGAACCTCAGACGTGGTTGCGCTCATGGACACAGGAACGGATGAATTAGGCTTCCTTGACAGTGGCATAAATGGGAGTGTTTATGATGGGAATGCGATGGGATGGGGTCACACCCTGCCTGGGGATGGGTATTCTTATGTTGCTCCTCCCGTGACAGGAGACGGGGGGAACCTCGCTATCGGGGTTATCGGTGCAGCAAACACAATCCAACTTTTTGCAGGCGGCTCAGAAGGGACAAATGTGAAAATGGCAATCTCCAATGATGGTGTCCAGTTCGGATTCTACGATGCGAACACGACTGGCGGGCCGTCAACCTTCACGACGCCTATTCTGGATATGTCAGCGAGTACGCCAGCGACTTGCAAAAAAACAATAGACCCTTCGGCGAGAAAACTTTATTACGCTGATGGAACAACCGTAGCAGTAGATTACTCCGTTCAGGATAAACTCGTCATTGCCGGAGGGGTGACGCTCAGCGAAATGGCGGCCCCTGCTACCCCTGCCGCGAATAAGGTTGCCATCTACGTGGACTCCGCAGACGGGAGCCTGAAGGCAAAGTTTGACTCAGGCAACGTGGTGACAATCGCAGCCTATGCCTGATTGATTTTTAGTTTTGTATTCTGTACACTCACAAAGTGAAACAACTTAAAAGCGGACATGCGGCAAGAGAGGCGATATTGAACGGAGTCCGCAAGTTGGAAGAACAGGTTTCTGCGACGATGGGTGCGAAAGGGCGCAACATCCTTTTGGAGAAAAAGGGCGTTCCGGTTATCACCAAAGACGGCGTAACTGTTGCGAGAGAGATACATCTGCCGGACAGATTTGAGGACATGGGTTGCCAGCTAGTCAAGCAGGCAGCGAATGAAACAAATCGTCTCGCAGGCGACGGTACCACAAATTCAGTAGTTCTCGCTTACTCAATGATGAAGAACGGCATGAAAAAGATCAAGCGCGGAGCAAACGCGATTTCTATGAAGCGCGGGATGGATAAGGCGAAGGACTCTATCATCGCACAATTAAATACCATGAAGAAAGATGTTACCAAAAAGGAGCAGCTTCAGGCTATCGCCACAATCAGTTCTCAGGATGAAGAAATAGGGAAGGTGGTAGCTGATGTTATTTCGCAGGTAGGCAAAGACGGTATCGTAACATCCGAAGCAAGCGCAATAGCGGGCATAGAGTCTGAGGTTGTTGAGGGTATGGAACTCGACTATCCGCTTGTCTCCCCCTACTTCATAAATAACCCGAAACTCACGGCAGTAATCGGGGATACTCCCATACTAATTACAGACAAAAGAATCACCCACTTCAAACAGATTCTTCCGATTCTCAAATTGATCAAGGAAACGTATGAGGTGCCGAGAATCACTATCATCTGCAAAGACATGCGCGATGAAGCACTGGTGTCTTCCGTGGTGAATAAACAGAAGGGGCAACTGGAGATCGCTGTGGTAAAATTCCCTGAAACAAATCAGAGCTTAGAAATTTTGGAAGACGTAGCGAAACTCACGGGGGCGACAATAATTTCTGAGATATTCAATCTCCGTCTGGAAAAAATGAATCTTGAACAATTGGGCCACGCAAAAAAGATTATTGCAGGTAAAGACAAAATCACAATAATCGGAGGGGAGGGGAATATTGAGGAAAGAATAGAAGAACTTAAAATACAACTTGAACAGGAGGATAACCCCATGCTTAGGAAGCGTCTGGCAAAACTCACAAATGGCGTAGCGGTTATCCGCGTTGGAGCGAATACTGAAGTGGAGCAGACAGAAAGACTCCATCGCGTGGAAGATGCCATAAACGCGGCAAAAGCCGCCTCAGAAGAGGGTATCCTTGCAGGAGGCGGGACAGCCTACCTCCGCTGCGTAAACAATCTAAAGCTTACTGGTGATGAAGAAACAGGAGCAGAGATAGTATTCCATGCAATCCAGACTACTACCGAAGTCATTGCGGATAATTCAGGGGCGAATGGTAAGAAAGTCCGGGAAGAGGTGCAGAGACTCACGGGGAATATGGGGTACAACGCCCTTACAAACAGCTACGAAAATCTCATGGATTCCAATGTGATAGACCCCACCAAAGTAGTGCGCATTGCTCTTGAGAACGCTGTTTCTGTTGCCAGCATATTCCTTACGCTTGAAGGGGCTGTTTGTTTCATAAAACCGGAAGAGCCTGGATTTGACTTGTCTCTTGTAGATTAATTCCCTATACTCCATCTATGCCTAAATTCCTCAGAAGAATAACACCCAAGGACGGCGATGCATTCACTCAGGCCACCAGAGAGGAGGTTATTGCTCAAAAAGCCAAGGAGGTGAACGGAGAAATAATAATCTTGGAGGCAAGGAGGAATGTTCTTGGGAAAACAAGGGCAGAACGTCAGGAACTTATTGCTGAAGCAAAGGCAGAAGTGGAGAAACTTTACTGTGAGTAACCCCCGACCCCCGATGGGCTTAAAAAATTTTCTAAGGCTGGACTAAATACCTGATGTACTGTATTGTTTGCTTATGAAGAGGGTTCTGCTTTCTAAATTACATCTCTGGGATAAGAACCCCCGCACGATCAAAGATAAGCGATTTGAGACTCTTTGCAAATCTATGGAAGACGACCCCGAATTTATGGATTTGCGCCCCGTTCTTGCCACAAAGGATGGAAGGATATACGCAGGAAATATGCGATATCGAGCCGCACAGCAGCTAGGATGGAAAGACATCCCTGCAATCATTACAGATATTTCCGAAAAGCTGGCAAATGAAAGAGCGATCAAGGATAACAACGAATTTGGAGAATGGAATAATGACGAGCTTGCCACTCTCCTTGACGAAATGGAGAAGGATGGGACAGACCTTTCATTGCTTGGCTTGGATGATTCTATTCAGAAGATTATAGATCAGTTGAAGGAGAAAGAGATTGTGGAGGATGAAGTACCTGAACCGAGGAAAGACCCGCAGACGAAGTTAGGGGACTTGTGGCAACTCGGAGAACACAGATTGCTCTGTGGCGACGCAACGAAGATTGAGGATGTGGAAAAGCTGATGGGGGGGGGCACTGCCGACATGCTTTTTACTGATCCACCGTATGGAGTTGCTTATGTTGGGAAAACGAAAGACTCTCTTACAATTCAAAATGATTCGCTTGGTGATGAAGGAACGAGAAAACTTGTTGCAGATGCGCTCCGTATTGCACCAATACGGGCAGGTGCGTGTTTTTATGTGTGTTCCCCGCCGGGGAACTCAGAAACTGCATTCAGATTGGCAATTGCCGACGCGGGGTTGGTTTTAAGACAGTGTATTGTTTGGGTGAAAGACCATTTTGTGATGGGACGGCAGGATTACCACTGGAAACACGAATCAATTTTGTATGGCTGGCGAGAAGGCGCTGCGCATTTTTATGTAGGAGGCAGAACACAGGATACTGTATGGGAAGTGCCGCGACCGACTGTAAGCAAAGAGCATCCGACAATGAAGCCGATTGCCCTGATTGCAAAGGCAGTGAATAACAATACGAAGGAAAATGATATTGTGCTCGATGTTTTTGGTGGTTCCGGTTCCACCCTCATTGCCTGTGAACAGCTCAATCGCAAGTGCTACATGATGGAGATTGATCCGCAATACGTCCGTGTTATTATAGACCGATGGGAAACCCTGACAGGAAACAAAGCCAAGTTGCTCAAGTAAGAGAGCTTGCAAGGCAGATGAAACAAGCCCGTAAGAACGGAGACAACAAAAGAGCGAGTAAGCTGGAATTTACAATCCACATTATAAATGCTACTATGCAGTCCTATGGCCAGAACACCGCAGAAAACACCACATAAAGGACTAAGGGAGCCGTGGAAGAAAGGAGAATGCCCGAACCCGAATGGAAGACCTGTCGGGCAAAGAAATTACGCCACGATTTACAAAGAAGCCATCCGCAAGATAGCTGAATCTCAAAACATGACACCCGAAGAGATCGAAGACGTTATGGTGCAATCAGGACTCAAACACGCGATCAAGGGGGATTATCGCTTCTATCAAGACACTTTAGACCGTCTTCACGGAAAGCCAAAAGGAGAGATAGACTTCAAGGGAACTATAGCTCTCACGAAAGCAATCACCGAAGCCGATGACTGATGATGGGGAGCTCATAAAAAGATGGCGTAAGTCCCCTCTAAATTACATTGAGGACGTTTGGAAACTCATACCCCAGCCCCTCAAAGAAGGCGTACCGAAAGACTTACCGCTCAAAGATTACTCTGTAAAAGACTTTGAGCCGTTCATTGACGGCAAGCATATTACGTGGCAGCAGTGGGTTATCCTCAAGGCTGTAGAGAAGGCCGTGAAGGGGGACGCTCCCGCATGGATTACGGTAGTCTCCGGCCACGGCATCGGCAAAAGCACGGTGGAAGCTTGGCTCATTTTTTGGTTTCTCACCTGCTGGGTGCATTCCAAGGTCGGCTGCACAGCTCCGAGTGCAGAGCAGATGTTTGATGTTCTTTGGGCCGAAGCCTCCCTGTGGCTCAATAGAATGCCTCCTAAGATCAAGGGATTGTATGAGTGGCAATCAAGTTACATTCGTGTCGCAGAAGACCCTGAAAGCTGGTTCGCAAGAGCGAGAACGGCACGCAAAGAGAAACCGGAGGCACTGGCGGGACTCCACGCTGATAATGTGATGCTCCTTTGCGATGAAGCAAGCGGCATTGAGGAGATCATTTTCAAAACTGCCCACGGCGCACTCACAAATAAGCGTACATTGGTTTTGCTGATTTCCAATGGCACAAGGAACATTGGATACTTCTATGATTCCCACCATTCCGGCAGAGAAGATTGGCAATGCCTCTCGTTCTCCTCGCTGGATTCCCCTATAGTTGATAAGAAGTTCATTGATCTCATACGTGATAAGTATGGTGAGGGTTCTGATGAGTGGCGTATCCGTGTGGTAGGGCAGTTCCCTGACGAAATGGCGATTGATACCAGCGGATACGTGCAACTGATTCAGGAAAATGATATACGGTTCATCCATGAGGCGGATTTTGTAAAATCCGGCTGGAGAAAAATGGGGGTAGACCCTTCGGGGATGGGGAACAACAAAACGATCATTACACTGAGAGACGCGTTCAAGGCCGAAGTGATTTACGAAGAGAAGAGGTCTACACCCGAAAGAATCGCGGCAGCCGTAGCGCGGCTTATGGAGGAGTACAATGTCCCTGCTGATCTTGTATTCATGGACATCTTCGGCGTTGGGGGTGAGTCCTATCAAAAGCTGGCACTGATGGGTATAAGTGTTGTCGGTCTGAATGTGGCAGACAAACCAAGTGATGAGGAAAGGTTTATGAATCTGAGAGCCGAGGCCTACTGGCGAACAAGGAAATGGCTCCGCACTGGAGGAGATTTGGTATTACATGAAGGTTATAATGACCTAAAAACGATAAAATACAAGAAGACTGTGAAGGGCAAAATCCAGATTATGCCGAAGCAGGAAATGCAGAAACTCGGCATAAATTCGCCAGATTTTGCGGATTCTCTCATGCTGACCTTTTGCACTCCTGACGAAAACTATGGCGAAGAAACCGAAGAAATGGAGGAATTGTTTGCAGGAAGACTCAGTTAGTGTATCCTTGCATTATGTCCATCTATTCAAAAGCAGAGAAGGAAGCGAACAGAATACTCGGTGACCGCCCTGTGAAGCCTGAGAAGTTCTGCACCCCTGAAGAGTGGCTGGCCTATGAGAAGAGCCTCGATCATTACCGCAGAGAGTGGGATCATATTTTCCTGCACGAAACGGTCATGGAATTAGATCGAAGGAATGCCGAATAGGATTAGATTCAGGAATGGCCTGAAACTGGAAGGGATAAAGTGCCCGTGGTGCAATCGGAAGAGACGCGCGAGAGTGTTCACAAACAGAATACGATGGTGGATTAGACTAAGCTGCGGACATGTGAAAGTGCCGGGCTATGTACTCCCCCCCGATGTTCTTATCAAGGAAGGAATGGCGAATTACAATTCTGCTACAAGGGACGAATCATGGGGGAAGATGCAGAAGCACGATGAATGGAACAGGGTGCAAAGACTCAAAGAACAGGAGGAGTTCTTTGCCAGTAACAGGGGGAAACTAAGAGGGAATTTTGGAATTGCGAGGAAAGCGGTATAATGTCCGTACAGAGTTAAGGCAGCAGTAAGGGGCTGCCTTTTTCGATATGCTTGCATTCCCCCTTGGCTGCGAGCATACTACACATGGACTAGATGTGTGGGACTACTGTACCACACATGCCTAAAGCAATTGAAGTACCACTGAAAGGGACTACGAAGAAGAGCGAAAGCGAAACGCCGTTGTGGATTGACAGAGATCCTGTGCAACAGGCTTTTCTGATGAAGAGGATGAAGCGGATTACATACATAAAACAAAAATCAGCAGAGCATTATCCCGAAATCAGGGAGTCCATCATGCTCTATGAAGGGAAGAGCACGATAGTAGATGAGAAAAAGGATGAAAGGACTATAGAGACGGTCATGCCCATTGCAAGAGCGTTTGTAGAAGCCAAAACAGCGGAAGAAGTGAAGTCAATGAATGAGTATGAATATACGCCAGTAAAAGACACTGCCGACTCGTGGAAGGTGGGACTCATAAGTGATGTTAATAAACATGTACATCGAGTAGTCAAGAGAAAATCTAAACGGCACAAGATGATACGGATGAAGAATATTCATGGATTGTCGATTAAGCGGAAGGGGTACAGGAAAGTAATGCGCTACATCAAAGACCGTGTGGAGAGCGATGATGACGCGAGGGGGACAGTATTCAGGCGAAGGCTTGTCCCCGTCTACGATGACCTGTTTGAAGACATCGTTTCACCATTTGATTTCGCAATAGACCCGAACGCGGATTCTCTGGATGATGCAATGGACTGTTGCCATACGCACGTTGAGAACTATGAAGTTTTCATGGAAATGTACGGTAATGACCCGCGCTTTATTAACGTAGATAAGGTGAAACCCGGAGTGAAGTTCACGTTTGATAAGGATGGAGAATTTGTTTACAGCGAAAAGGTAGCGGAGAACGGTGTTGTGATTGAAGAATATTTTAATAAAACTGAGGACGAATGGGTTGTTGTGGCGAATGGAGTCCTGCTGACGCCCGTACAGAAGGAGGGAGAAGATTTTATAGCCTATCCTCTCCCTGATGACCACAAGGAGCTTCCATTCGTCAGTTACCATAACCATGCGAAGTTCGCTATTGAAACATTCGGGCCTCCGCCCGATCTTTCACCGGACGGGGAGGAATTGAGTTCTGTCCAGGTACTCGATCACGAGGAGAGTTTTTGGACTAAAGGCGACCCGCTTATTATTAAAGACCTCATAGACCTCAACACAGGATTTACACGCGCGATGTTCCGCAACGCAAAGATAGCTGCGGAGGTGATTATCGCTACCAAGGAAGGAAAGAAATTCAAGAACAAACACTACAAGGCAGGAGATCAGGCACTAGGCATGATGGGGCAGTTTGAAGTGGTACAGGTGGGAAGGAATATCTTTGGAGACATGGTGCCCCTGCTGGACTGGCTCATGTCAATGAAAGTCCTCGCATTGGGGGTAGACCCTCGTTCCCTGACACAATCGGAGAAAACTAAAACGGCAACCGAGGCGGCTATCATGCGCGAGACTGCTCTCGTAAGGCTTGAACAGGGGATAGAATTCAATGAAGAAAATGGAGAGATCAGGGACGGAATACTTACATACAAACTCATCCAGCAATACTATTCAAAGCCGGAGTTGGTCAGAATCACTGGATTGGAATCTGAGAAAGAGCTTGATAGATTTGACGAAATTGAAAAGGACGGGGAAACCCCGGTTATCGGGAAACGGTACAGGCTCATCCGCTCAAGTATCAAACTCAAGGAAAAGAAGCAGAAGAAGGGGGATTCTTACAAATACTACCTCTCAAGGGAGGAGGGTGGTATCAGCTCATTCCTTGCGCGGCCTGAGTACATCCGGTCTTCGGAAGTGGATATTACAATTACAACAACCCGCAGGGCGGGAGAAATACGCGCAATCAACGTACAACAGTCCATGCAGCTTATCGAATTGTATATTAAGCTGTTCGCTCTCTCCCAGCCGGGACAGAACGGGCAACCGCCTGTCATAGACAAGGAAGATTTGCCAGACCTCAAAGAAGAGCTGAAAATCCTGCAACGTGCTCTAGGCCGCAATCCCGATGCGATTGCGACACAGGGTGAGGAAGACGAAGAACAGGAAAAGTCCGACGAAGCAGAAGCGCTTGTCTTTGCAAGCCAGAGGCCCGTAGCAGATGTTACCCCGCCACCCAATGTTGTTCCCGCTCAATGACTTCATCTACATTATTGAACAGGAAACCGAGATGGGCAAGGTTGATGGATTCTACACGGGAGAGGATGGCCTTCCTATAGCCGGTTATGGCAAAGTGTACGCCGTCTCCGAAGAAGCCACCGAGAAGGAGAACCAAAAGAACCTTGAGAGAATCACAGTAGGAATGAACGTGTGGTATACAAAATATGCTGCTGAAGACGTCTTTGCGAAGGATGAGGAGGGAACGAAAATAGAACATCTCAAAGCTGTCCATATCACTTCTGTCCATGCCAGAGACATTTAGCGAGAACGAAAAAAAAAGGCTTCGGGAATTGATAACGTCAGACGACTTCCTGTTGTTTCACAGATTTTTGCAGGAGAGAACGGGCAATCTCCTTCTGGAGTTTTCCAGTACGAAACAAGATGAAAGAGACAGGAGAGAAGAGATTTATCACAGGCTCAATGAAGTATCCACTATCAGAGGGCTTATCGATGAGATTTGATTTCATCCCGGAAGAGGCAAAACCACATGAATGTGCTGTTTTGGTGCTTTATTTTGTGGTAGGGGTGAAAGACTCTGTGGAGATACAGCGGACGCTCCATTACAAAGACGTTCGTTCCGTCTACAGAGTCCTGAACAAATACAGACAGGAAAGTGGACTACGGTACATGCAAACAGAGCAACCAAAATAGATTTATGCAAGGATTCGAGCCAGCTCTTTGGAATCACTTTTTTGGCAGAAGGTCGTGTGGAGGCATCGTAGATGTTTCCCCTTGGCCTTCAGCCAATCATTACCCCAACATTTATGACTACAGAAGAACAGGCGTCGGGCGAGAATCTTTCTCCCGACGGTGACGGTTCCATCGTAGCCGAGCTTATATCCTCTGAGGAAAAAGCCGACGGTGAAGCCAAGGTGGAAAAGCCCAAGGAAGAATCCAAGGAGGACACGACCAAACCCATGCAAATGACCCAGAAGGAATATCAGGAATGGAAGGAGGGCCAGAAAGCACTCAATACTCTTCTGGAAGCTCTCGGTAAGAAAGACGTGAAAACCAAGAAGCCCGAAGAGGCACTGAAGGATGTAGTTTCTGATCTCCAGCGCAAACTTGAACAATCCCGATGGGAAAGGGATAACCCCGCAGTCCTCAAAAATGAAGAATGGGCAAAGGTGAACGAGGAACGATTAGACCCCGATCATCCTTGGCACAAATTGGATTATGAAGACGTGTGGAAACTGATTAAGAAGGAAAATCCCAGAATGGAATCTGCTAAAAAGGAGCTTGAACACTCGGAAAGGAATCCCACAGACGGCTCTGTGCCATTCTTCGGTACCGGAGAAGTCGTAGAAAGTATCACGGACTTTGATAAGTCAATCCAGAAGGAAATGAAGTCAAAACTCGGATACAAGGATTCTGACTTCGAGTAATTAATTTTTATTTCTTTCAATTACTCATCATGGCTACGAAACCAGCAGTACCGCACAATCCAAGGATTGAGTATTTGTGGGTTCCTGTCAGTACGACCTTCGAGGAGATGGACATGCTTGCTTCTCAGGAGGACGCAACAAATCAGGAGACAGCGAAAATGACTGCAACTGCCGCGAACATTGCAGGCTTCATTATGAAGCAGATCACTGCAACTTCCACAGAATACTCAACGCTTTCGCGCGTGCCAGTGCTTATCGACGAGTTCGGCGAATTTGAATTCGATGTTGATACCGGAACAGCCGACATCAATGACGAAGACGGATTTATCGACGTTGACGACACCGCACCGGATGATGCCGTAGATGTGGAGGCATCGACAGAAGACCACATCAAAGTCACACGTTATATTTCTGGTACTCTTGTCCGGGGGCGCGTTGCCGTTTGGTCGCACCTTCAGGCTCCAGTTATCCGCTAACCTTTCCAATCTTTTATCATGCTACTCACCTATGGTCTACTCGGAACGGCATTGACGAAGAACGCAAAGGTTGCGTTCAATAAAGGTGTCAAACTGGCTCCCCAAGCGGGGAGAATGATGTTTGACGTTCGATCCGTTACCGATAAAATTTCAGAGTCAGACAGCTGGAGCTTCGACCCGATTGCACGGGCAACCGGAGAGGGAAGCAACTACGCTTCTGACGACCCTGTGAAGGGGTACAACCTTATCCTCACACAGGCCAAGTTTACGCAGTCATTCGAGATGACTAAAGAATCAGGAATGTACGACAAGTACAATGTAACGACAGCCCTCAGGGGCGTACAGGGGCTTGGAACCGCCTGTGGCAAGAGGTTTGAGATGGATGCTCAGCTTCTTGTCGGGCAGGGATCGGGTGCAAGCTACACAGATATGGACGGCCAGACGATTTCTACATTGTCTGCTGACTCCGTAAATGTCTTCTCAGCCTCCCACACGACACGTTCAGGTACAGGCTATGGCAACCTCGGCTCTTCCGTGTTCGGCCAGACAGGGCTTGAAGCGGATGAAGTTCTCTGGAGGTCATTCGTAAACCACGACGGAGAACAGGTTGATAAGATTTCCACTCATATTTACACCACGCGGAAGTCCGGTGTAACCAATCTTGTCGATGAATACCGCAACGCGAGAGGGCACGTTGAAGATGACGCCCTTGGTATAAATGTCTTCAACACGAATTTCAACCGTGCTGCGGGGCCGCGTTACGGCCACATCGTCATGGAATACCTTGATGCGTCTTCGACTGGTGGAATTGACACTGCCAAAGACGATTACTGGGGTACTGTTCAGGCGGGTGCTGCGGAAATGGAAGCTAAAATTTCTCAGAATCCGATGGTATATCCTATCCAGCTCGTTCAAAGGAATCGCAATGTTCTTGTGCAAACTGACATGCACTACGCATACGGCATAAAAGATGCGTTCTGCATCACGCAGCACAATGCTTAGTTCTTAACCCTTCTAACCATGCCTTCAGCTCGTAATGCGACTACAACGACACTTATAGTGGCGGCGATAGGGTTATCTGTAGCTAACACAGCCTATATCAATGGGATGCGATCAACCGCGTCTACTCCTGCGGATTTCCAGGGGGAAGCAGTACTGACGGAAGACCTGACATTTCTTACCGGGGATAACGCTACTCCTGCAATCAATCTTAATTTGATGGCAGCACTCACCATCCAAGCAGACGGTGATTTAGAAACTGGTTCTGGCGACGTAGTATCTAATCTGACAAGGAACCCCGCAGCATGTTGGAAAACCACCAGCGGGAACTTTATAGAGTGCTATCAGGAAGATGTATTCACTGGTACAGGGGGCGGTTTTGGCACAGCATCATATTATGATGTTGCTTCGATCGCTTCTCCGTATACCACTACAGGTGCAGTCACCCGCGTAGGGTATTCCTGTGACGGAACGCCTGTCGCAGCGAACGTTTCTGCCGGGTATGTCACTGCGCTCACCTCATCCGCGACGACATTCTTCAGCAGGGCAGCGATCAGCTCGGGTTCGCATCTGTATGTCACTGGCACAGGCTCGAACAACAATGGCGAGTCTACAGCCTGGGACCCACAGGAATATATTAAGATTTCCGCGAGTACAGACATCGGAATGGATGATGATTCGTCTAAATGCATCCTCCAAGTCTGGTCGTTTGGATTGTATAACCCAACGTAGTCCTTTCACTCTGTCCCCTACGGGGGACGGGGATGAGCGGATTTCTTACCCCACACTCGTATGCCCATTATGTCACAAACAGGCGATCTGGAAGTTGTTGCAGCAGGAAGGCCGGATATTCAGAAGCTCATCCGTGCAGGAGCACTCAAGCCTATGGATATTGATCCTGAAACAGGATTCCGAAAGCAGCCGACAGCGAAATTTGATCTTGTCAATAAGCGCGTGAAAGACCGTGAGACAGGGAAGACTGAGATGAGACAAATCAGAGACTACCGGGGGCATGTTGAGAACCCAGATTGTCCGGGTTGGAGGATAGGACTCACGCCTGAGAAATACTGGGAGATGCTTCTCATGGAGGCAGACGGGCACCTGCGCGGGAGAAAGGGTGCGTTTGCCCCTGAGCTTACCGACACAGAGGTAACATCTTTTGAGGAATGGCTTTCTAAGAAGTTTGTGGAAGATGAAGCCATGACAGACCGCGATACGGAGGATATGCCCAAGCATCCTGTCGTCAGGAAAGTCCTTCGCAGGAAAAAGCAGGGGAAACTGGAGAAAGAGGTGCAAAAACCTGAGAGAAAGAAAGCAGAGCCGGAACAAAATGATTCTCTGTCCGAAGAGTCCGAAGTTGTAAAAGTAAAGCCCAAGAGAGGCCGTCCTGCTAAAGCCGCCTAAATGTGCAGTATTTATTCAGTCTTGTCGGCTCCATTGCAGATCAGGCGTTGAATGAAACCCTTGGCAGTTCCACATCAACGCTTCCTGCACTGCAACCCGCTGCTCTTAACCGTCAGGTAGACCGTATCAACCGTAAATTCGTAAATGCAGCAAGGGATAACGCCATAGAAAGGTGGTCATGGTTGGGGGATACTCAAACAGAGTTTGAAACATATGATGCCACTTCTCTCTCTGCGGCGGCGGCTAAGTCTGCGGCGACATTCGCTGTGGCAAGCGTTACTGGTTTCCCGACTTCCGGCAGGGTGTGGCTTGATACCGTGAATAATGCAGTGGACTTTGTGGATTATGCATCTATTGCCACTCTGACAGCCACAGTCAGCACAGCAACAGGAGCGGAAACAATTACTGTCGCCCATGACTCAGGAGATCACTGTGAACTTTTGTACGCCCTGCCGTCTGATTTCGGCTCAGTGATTCAGGTACTTGTAGACGGCAATGAATATACGGAGGACAAAGTAAATCCTGTTCCTACTGGCGGAAAATACCGCCTCTTTGATTCATATATTTTGTTCCCGATGGACATAGGCACTACGGATGTTGTTCTCAGGTACGAGAAAGGAGCTACGACGCTCTTCACAGGTAACGATGCGGCAGACAGGCTTCTCTCCACGAATATACCAGTGGATTTTGAAAGATTCGCCATTGAGAGTCTGATTGCTTACATCCATATCAAAAGGAGGAAAAAGGATGCTGCGATTGACGCTCTCACGCTTGCAAAACAAGAACTGGACGCAGCTTTGGCTGCTGACAATCCTTCCACCTACATTTATTAGCAGAGAATATTCTATCGAAGCGCAGAACATGTCAGGGGGCTTAAATGCCACATCAGGGATAGAGAACCTTGCTCCTGAACAGCAATCTGCGGCAGAAAATGTCCGGTATTCAGACGAGGGGGGGATACAGCCGAGAAATGGCGTTGTCCTTCTCACTGCATCAGGCGGTGGCGCAAAAGTCGGCAATATCCATACGCATCGCAACACGGTCATGTTCGCAAAATCAGGAACGAAAATCTATCAGTCAACTGACTGGAAAAAACATTCTTATACGACAGGAGTAACACG